CGACTTTTTGTTGAATATCATATCTAAATATTCCTACTGGAAAATCAGACATAACATCAGAGCTTGCAGTAAGCTTTACAGTTCCACTGTCCGTAATATCTGTAAAATTAAAACCAGAAGAAAGCTTATCGCTAACCTTGGATTGAGACTTAGACAAAGCGCTAGAAGCAATAACATCTCTCGATCCAGAAACAGATGATCCCTTGGGGGTTTTTACATCCATGAGAAACTCGTAATCAAGAGTAGAAAGCTGTATTAAGTTTCCGTCAGAATCTTTTAAAGTTAGTGTCAAAGAAAAAGTATCGCCTCTTCTACAGGTAATGTCTAGTTTTTCTGATACGTCTAAATTTACCTTCTTAGCCATTTTATACGAATTGGTTCATTTGTTCTTGCAACTCTCCTCTTTTTCCGTCTCTTTGTGCGATAAGCTTACTCTGCTCTACAGCCTGTTTTTCAACCCTTTTGTCTTTGCTGGTTTCTTTAAAGACTTCTATTTTTTCTTTAAACTCTTGGTCGTCAGATCGAACACCAAGAATAGCCTGCGCCTTAATAAGCTCAATTTCTTTTCTGAACTCGTGTTTCATTTGCTCCATCTGAGCATCAAGTTGAGATTTCATCTGCATCTCTTGAGCCTTAAGCTGTGCCTCCATCTGCATTTCCTGCTGCTTAGCTTGAGAAGTAGCCTGAGCTGACGCCTGTTGAATCTGAGCTTGTTGCTGAGAGTTCTGCATAGCAATTTGCTGATTTCTAGCAATTCGCTTTTTCCTTCTTACCACAAGCAGCCTTTCAGCTTGATTCACATCCTTAAGCTGACGAATAGCAATAGCATCCTCAATGTCGATTTCTTTTTGCTGAAGAGACATTTGGATATTCTGTTCTAAGTACGCTTTTTCTTTATCCTCCATTTCCTTTACCACATGAACACCAAAGTTGTACATGGGTAAATCCCTAAAGGAAGAAAGCACCTCCATATTTTCTTTACCGACAGCGTTAGCGTAGATATTGAAAAGCACAGACTCCATAGGGATAATCTGCAAACACTTTACGATATCCTCGCACACCTTCTTAAACAAGATCATGGAGGCGTTAGTGATGTCGTAGATAGCGTTATTTCCCGCAGCGATTGCTTGCTGCTGAACACCCACCAGCGTATCGCCTTTAGGGGTAGAAGCGTCCATCATTTCGTTCACGCCAGTAGCATCACGAATCATCCGCAAGTAATGGTTGTACAACCCGATCAGTTCGTTGATGTTTCTGATCGTATTACCGATCTCCCTTACAGGAGGATTCTGGAAACCGCCCTCTGGGTTTTTACTTCTGTAGTAGAAGACACCAGTCTGCTCGTAGATATCATGAAGATCAAGCGGCTGCAATTCGCCCGCCTTACCAAGCTGTACGTTTTCCAAACCTTCGATGTCGATAATCAATCCGTCTGGCTTCGCCTTGGCAATAGCTTGCTGGATCTTAAGGTGCGTAAGCTGAAGCATATCGGCAAACCCCGTACAGCTATCCACCATAGACTTAGGCATCATGCCTCTTATGTTGGTAGCCACCACAGAGTATGACAACCTAGCCTTAGATATATCCTGAAGGTTCTTGGGCGTATTCTTCGATCTTCCGTAATTGAACACTATATCAGAACCAAGAACGTAACTACCGCCATACACGGTGTTTACCTCCATCTTATGAGGGGTTCTCTGATATACACTTCCTTGCTTTGGAGTGTAATCAAAACCCTTCATGAAAAAGTTTACATTTCCAAACCTGTTTTCCTTTTCTTCGAAGAAGATACAGTCAACGGAAACAAACTCAAAGTCAAGCACATCAACCATATACTCATCATAACCGTACTGGTTTCTTTGTAACTTTCTGTTGTAGCTAGAAGAATTCAAATAGGCTGGATCGTTGCCAAATTTGTTTTTTACAGAAGTGGCAATTTTCTTGAAATCTTCTTCTTCCAGTTCGTGACCAGCTAAGCGCTTTAGCTCCTGAATCGAAATACGTTTTACGTGACCAGCATACAGAAGGTCGGCAAAGTTGGGGTCCTCTGTATAACTGTGGATAAAGTTGATGGGATCAACATATTCCGTCTTAATACCTTCGTTAGGGTCATTTGATCTTTTGGTGACAGCCATACCAAGAGCCACCAAATCATTAACACACCTTCGGAAAGTGGTATCGTTAAAGTCATTCCAAGTAAGTGTCATATCGGTGGCTATCTGAGCAGCCACCTCAGCATCCGTCTTGATGTTGGTGCCCAAAAAGATTTCCGTCTCCTCCTCTGAGTCGGGCAAATCATCAGGGTCAATATCCAACACCATACCAGCCTTATCTTTCAATCGCTTCAGCTGATCTTTAGCAGCAATTTGCATCTCGATCTTTTTCTTTTTCCTGTTCTTTTCAGAAGAAGAAAGAGGATCGACAGCTTCAAGATTTGGGTAAGGGTTGCGAGAAAGTATTTTGTTAACTACTACTCTAACAAACTTAGGAAGAATAGGAACAGGAGTATAATCAAGATTAAGAAGGCTACCATCACCATCACTAGGATCAAGTGAACGAAGAAGCTTCTTATAAATGTTAGTATCTTGAACGCCATTAGCGTAGTCTCTATTTTTTTCAAAAATAGTCGCCTTTCTTCCAAACAGAGAATTAGCCTCGGTGCTTTTACCCCACTGAGACTCTATAGCCTTGGCGTACTGCAACCCATATGCTTGGCTTTCTTTCTTTGAAACGTCCGCAAGTGGGTCTGGAAAGGAGTTACCTTTCCGATTGCTATTTTTATAATTCATATTGGTATTGCAGTATACGCGGTATTCTGCAAATATAACAAAACCTCGATTTACCGATATCTTCTGAAAAATCGTTTGTCAGAAAAGTCAGCTACAGGTTTTTCTTTTTTTACTTTTTGTGCGGCAAGAAGCGCAAGGCCTGAACTAATGGTCAAGTCAAACTTAGTTCTCTTGTCGATCTTGTAACCAATCCAGTCCTCAAGAGTCCTGTTAAAATACATCTTGCCTATTTCCCCAGTTTCTATGTTTACTCCTACGTGATCATGGATGTAAGCTTCTATCGCATGAGCATGAGATTGGATGACGTCTTGAGAGTTAGAAGGGATACCTTTGGTCCTTACGCTAGAAGAGCTGGCAGATTTTAAATGACCTGGACGATCCATTAAGTAACCGTCGTAACCCCTTGATTCAAAGTACCTTGCAATGCCGTACTTATTGTTTTCTATAAGTATTGGGTATCCATAGTAAAAAGCGCACATAAGTACATCCTCATAAAAAATACTGGCAAGGTCTGGGCGCGAAGCATACTCCACAACAAACATATTTGCAGGAGCGTCCATGTTGAACTTGTTATAAAGATGTAGCGCACCCTTAGACCCCCTGCTATCTACAGTGACATCAAGGTCATAGGAGTCAACACCGCCTACACCTATGTGTCCGTTCGGTGCCACCTTCTTGCCCCTGTCATCAGCCTTCTTGTTTGCTAGGTGTGCAGGAGGCAGCCAAGCTACCCTGAACCTACCGTTAGGGTCTGGAGAGAAAACAACCTCTTCATCTTTCTTCTTCCATATAAAGTTCCCCTGAACTACTGGGTTGGGGTAAAGGTCGTCATTGCTTTCTATCTGCTGGTATATCTTACCTATGTTGAATAAGCTCCCCCCAATGCTGTCCCTGAACGCCTCGTCTTCGGTAAAGGGAAACTGCCTGATGATCTCGTTAAGCTCCGAAGGGTCGTCTTTGAACGACTTCCTTTCGTTTTTCAGGTAGACCTTGGAGCCTTGATCTATGAAGTCACCATCAACACCAATAAGCTCTTTCTTTGGCTCCTCTACGACAGCATTCCCGTACTTATCGAAAAATCCTTCTAGCGCTTTGTAAGCAGGAATGAATATCCTGTAGAGGCCAGACCTAGTTCGCCCGTTATTGTTTCTTTCGTTGGGGTCGGAGTCAGCCCACAGTCCTCGGTACTCGCTACCTCCTTTATCCATAGGATTTACTGTACTCCCGACTATCGCCTTGCCAACTATAC